CATTTAGATAGTGCTTTTACATTTTCTAATTTTTGTGTCTCTATCTCATCGCTCTCATCAGCATGTGTATGGTGTGTGACTTCTCTTAATGTTTTAAGATACTTTAACACATGTTCTCGGATCTCCATCAACTCATCGAAACACCCTTGGTTATGTGCACAACCCCTGAGTTTGTGGTCTGGTGCCAATACTGACTCTTCAAATAGTGTCAGTGCTCGATCATATTTGATCTCTGGTGTTTCTTTTCCGATCATACTTTCGCCTTCTCGATTAGATACTTTTCTTTTGCTCCTGCTTTTTCAGCAGCATAGAGTGCAAATGATTTAGTAGCAACTAATGACAGTATATGTTTGATATTGTTACTGTCATTCTCATCAAGTGGTCCTGCAATACCAGAAAGAGCAGCACCAACGAAGGTTAGTTCTGCAATTACGACAATAAAGATTAACTTTAATGCCCAGTTTCCTGTTTCAAAGAACCGTTTAACTTGTTTTGCTGCAAATGCTTTCATGTTTCTGCTACTACTTTCTTTTTACCTATGTTGTACTTGGATTCAAGGATCCAGTCTGCCTTGTCTTTGTATGATAGTACCTTGATTTGATTCAATGGTGCTACCTCTGTTAAATCTTCTGCTTGGAAGTCTACTAACCCCCAATCAAATAGTAACTTGGCAATTCTGTTACGTCTTTCAACATCATTCTTGGTGATGTTTGCTGGTTTCCCATCTAACGCAAACAGTTCTTTAAAGTGTACTATATAATACTTGCCTTTTTTGTGTAATATGTGACAGGATTGATATAGTTTGTGGTCTTTTCTTGACGCTACACCGATACGAGTAAGGGTCTCGCGGACTTTTAGGAAGTCATCAGGTTCCTTCAAAGTCACTTCTAACATCATATCCTGAGACCAAGAGATCTCATCAGTCATTTTTTTCCTCCAACATTTAGTTTCGCTTTGATGACTTCAAGTTGACCCTTGTTCAGTAGTTTCAATGCATCTTGTGCCTTGTCGGTACTATATCCGTAGAACTTCTTGACAAGTTCTAGGTCATTATCTGTCGATTTTTTATTCCAGGGAGAAAACCTCTTCGATTTCCTAATACTATATAGATAAAAATTATATTGAAGATCGTTGTCTAAGTCATAATATCTGTTCATCTCATTACTGTACATAATACAGTCAATATAGTCAGACATACACTTGTTTATTACAAACTTTGGGTATTTCTTCATGGCACGTTCATCATCTTGAATGTTGCCTTGTTTTAAGTTTATGCCATTGAGATATGTGGTGAGAGAATATTCAAATTTATCCATAAAGTAGTTCTTCTAGGGTGTTTTTGGGTTCTTCGTCATAGTTTGTTATCAACAGTTCTGCCTTCTTAGTGTTGTCTGGTCTGTGTTGCATACCATATGTCATGGAGAAGTATCTCTGATTGTAGTCCTTGAACATTTCTTCGATCTCATCGTCAATGTTATAGGTAATCATCCACTTGCCTTCTGCATCTTTACAATCCTCTGCAAACTTAGCATGATCAAACTCCTTATGCAACCCTGCATCACGTCCATATAGGTATGATCCTATCTTATATGGTGGATCTAGGAACTGAAATATGTTTTCACCTTCTTCATGTAAACATTCAGTGTAATCAAGACAGGTGATCTCCCATTTAGATATGACTTCTTGATACTTTTTGAGGTTATTTGCACCTCTCAGGGTAAAATTCTGCTTTGATGCTGACTGTGAGAAGGAGGAGTTCTCTGTCAGTCCTGAGTAACTACACTTGTTAAGCACCCAGAATAGAACTGCCTGTCTAAAACTGTCTGCTGTCTGTATTTCTACCTTACTTTTGTCAAATAGTTCTCTGGCAAGGTCAGGTGTAGGGTGGTCTTGTTTGATAGCATAACAGGTGTCACTCAACTCATCACCTCTGTCTCTTAAATTGATCCAAAAATGGTATAAAGGGGTGTATAAATCGTTGATCCACACTGGTACATCAGGGTGTAACTGACTGAAATACAATGCCACTGAACCACCACCTACAAATGGTTCTCTGAACTCATCTATATCAGCAGGAAACCAGTCATATAGACGTACACATGCCCTTGATTTACCACCTGGGTATCTAAGTGGAGTTTTTAATAATCTCATAATACGTTTATCCTTGCCATTGGTACACCTTGTGGTCCTGCATTGACAGCACCATGAGGTAATGAGTTAAAAGACATAGACCACCTGTCAAATGTGCCTGCATGTGGTTCACTGTAATGTCTTAACCACCCAGGAAAGATAAGAAGTTTCCCTGGTTCTGCTTTTATCCTCTCAAATGGACCATCAAAGTAGTCTCTGGTAATTTCTAGTGTGTCTAGGTTACGAATGTCTACTGGGTCTTGGAAGACAGTGTTACTACCCTCTGTAAAATAGAATACACCAGACAAATAAGAGTAATTATGTCGGTGTAGAGGGTGTCCTGCACCAGATCCTTTGGGTGCATAGTTACACCATGACAATGAAATTTTAAGTGACTCTACTTGTAGTGCAAGATCACATCTAATAAAGTCTAAACAGTCCTCAAAGAACCCACAAAGAGGTTTCATGGGTTCTTCTTTGTGTATATCTCCACGACTTGTTCTTACACCCGCAGGAAAATTATACATGTCCATGTTTAGAGTCTTTGCATACTCATGTGCATCATGCATTATGCTCTCGTCATCTAGTCTAAACTCATAGACTGTTGTAGGAAATAACTCGTGCTTCTTAAACATCCTCGTCCCACTTCTTTGGTGAATGATAAACTAAAACAAACGCATCACACTTAGGACACGATAGGTTAGTGACTATATTATATTCTTCATTGCAGTAGTCCTCACCATCATGATCACCACCCCAAATCAGTTCGGTATTACAGTGCCAACAATTCATTGAAATTCACACCTCATCATTAGTTCTGTCATGAATGCAACCAGATTAATTTCCTGATCCATAACAAAGTTTGCTTTGTATTGATACTCACCCATGATGAGAACCGCTTCGGGTATACTCTTTGGTTTCATGTAAGTGTACATGGTATCGTATACCTTCCTCATGATTATCTGAGGTTCATTATCTAGGTTCTGAACAACCCACTTCTTCATGTTTGTAAACTCTCTCTTTTTGAGATAGGTTACCAGATCAGATACTGCCAGATCTGCACCACTACCAAGAATCCCAGTATCAATTTTGCCTTTACTAGAATACTTCTGTAATTCATTTAATGTTCTCCTAAAATCTGGAAAGTATTTCTGTATGATTAGTGCTACAACTTTCTTTTCATACTCAATTTTGTTGATATCTAGTATTGTTTTAACTCTGTCAAAGAAAGATGCTGCCATTTGTGCTCTCTCTTTTCCTTTGACATTGAAATCTACGACAGAACAACGTGAATGAATAGGATCTATGATCCTGTTCTTATAGTTGCATGTAAATATAAATCTACAAGCATTCTGGAACTCCTCAATATTACCACGCAATAACATTTGTACATCAGGTGTACAATTATCTGCCTCATCTATAATTATAACTTTGTGCTTTGCTTTTGATGTAAGAGAAACACTAGCAGCAAATGACTTTGCTTGATTTCTTACAGTGTCTAAGAATCTACCTTCATCAGATCCATTAATAACAAAGAAATCTGCTTCTAGTTCATTACATAATGCCTTAGCAATAGTTGTCTTACCTATGCCTGCGGGTCCTGCTAGGAGAAGATTAGGTATCTCTCCTTGTTCAACAAAACCTTCAAACATTTGAGAGGTATTCTCAGGAAGAATGCACTCTCTCACGTTGGCGGGACGATATCTCTCGACCCACAAAAAATCATTCATAATAAAATTAAACCCAGTTAGGTTTACGATCAGGTTTCCTCAGATAATTATTGCATACCCAAGGTTTAGATGCAACATAACGTTTGTATGCATCAAATGTAGAAATAGATTTGTCATGCTTGAACTCATCGTACATAGCACGAGCAAATGGTGTAGGACCTAGATCTTTCTTAGGAAAGATTTGGTCTGCTACAAGTATTGTATCATGACAAGTATGTCTTTTACCATACCTGTGTGTATATTCCTCACATAAGGCAAGACCATGGTTAATTAACCATCGCCAGTTTTTCTGTGCCCACTGTGTGCAAGGATGATTACGAAAGGCACCTTTCTCTGTCTTGTATGGTTGACCATCAGCACGAGGTAGAGTGCCAAAAGAATGACCCCATTCCTCTGATGCTACGATTGATAGCATTTGACAGGTTTCTAGGGGCATCTTGACAATGTGTTTGTCAGGTAAAGATTGTGCAGACTTAACAGGGTCTGGATCTGTAACAAAGATGTTCATTCGTTAGACCTCCATTGCTTTCTCATGTTAACATATGTTTCATTTTTTGCAACCATGTCTCTAACTTTCTTAAATATTCTAGCAGACTTAGCAAACTTATTAGTCATATGATCTGGTTCTTGGGGTTTGACGTTATGATTCTTATCATATTTGTTGCCATCTTTATGATTAGCATAACGTCTTGATCTAGTAAAACCCATTTCCAAAAACTTACGACACATATCCATACCTATAAAGTCTTCTTCTTCTAGGTAATCAAGATACATGTCGAAGATAGTATGTGCAGACATCATAGCAATTTCTGGTGTCTGAA